ACACTACTTACCAGAATAACCACTATTGTTATTCTGGTCTAGTTCTATCCGCGTAAAAACAGCGACCTAAAAACTTCTGTCTTAATTTTCTCCGGAACTTTATGTTCATCCAGTCGCTTATTTATAAAAACCTTTTGTTTTTCTAACATCATTTCATTCGACAAATCCGGATTTCGTTGCTGTATCAATCCGGCCGAAAGCGCCAGTATTGCTCGTGAAAACTTATTCAAATAAAAAACAATATCCGCTAATTGAAGGTTCTCATAACCGGGTTCGGTTATCTTTTCGCCGTTCTCTAATAACAACTTGAAATTCATATATTTCGAATAAAAATACAACTTCTCGTCGATCAAGACACCGATATACGGACACACGAACAATACATTCGTATCTAATTCCTCTATATGAAATGAGTATTTGAATACTCGATTAAAATAGGGTAATATTTCTAGCGGCAATTCTTTAAAATCGATATCGGAAATCGGTTTATATTCATCTACTTGTGCTCTTTTTCTAAAATCATACCGTTTAGTGCTCTTAATATAACTGATTTTAACGATATTCGGATTACGTCTGGCATTCTCCGACGTCTCTGGCAATAATATCGAAAGATGGTTCGTTATGTCTGTCGCCGATAAAAACCACTTTATCAAATAACCGACGTGGCAGGCCAGATGTTTAATGTCATCTTTATTATAGACAATGTTCTCCTTTGGCTTTACTAAGATATCTATGTCTTCGCTTGCATATTGTTGGCTGTTCGGTATTTGCGCCAACACTAATTGTATCGCTTTTCCACCTTTACATACGAGATCGTAATCTTGGCCGACCATTCGATCAGATAGTATACCGAAAATAATTAGGCATGCACACAATATCATGTTGTAATGAGTAAAATCGACGTCTAGATCATTATACATGATTCCGCCCTGCGTATATAACTCTTTTTTGGTGGGAACATAATAAGTGGGTATCATCGTCTGCACCATACTACATATCGACCACGGGGTTTGCAATACATTGTTCTCCAGTTTGATTTTGTCGTCGTTGGTTATAATATTGACGATCCGGGTTCTCAGATCGAACAATTCTGTTTCACTCTTATGGAAGATCGGTGCCCAAAATGCTGGAATATCGTTGATCGGATAACCGTTCGTATCTGGTAATGGAATCTGTAGATTCAGCGGTGTCGCTGCGGGAACAATCACTTCGGGTGCATGTTGTTCGATGGCACTAAACACGGTTTCCATCGGCGGAACCGTGGCCGGCTCAACTGTGGCCGGTTGAACAACCGCCGGTTGAACAACCGCCGGTTCCGCGGCCTGCTCAACAACCGCCGGTTCCGTGGTCGAAACGTCGAACGGTCCCATGGCGAGTATTTTTTGTTGATTCGCTTCGGACAACATATTCACATCCGCCCCGCGTTTTAATAATTCCGCTATAGTAGATTGTCTTCCAAGATCCGTTGCGGTAGATAGAGCCGTGATTTCGTCCTTAATACTCATCAAATTGATGTTTCCAGAACTGCGTTTGAACTGAATCAATATGCGTAATAAATCCTTTTCGTTTTTAAGATGATATATCATAATGCTCATAAATGGCACGAACCCCAGCAGCGGGGTGGTCGCCGAATTATATGTTTTTTTATCGATCGGCATATAATCATGTGTAATCGGTATCAACGTATTGATACTCGTCTTATGTCGTTTCAGTGCCGCTAAAAAAACGATCATGTCCTTTTCATAGGCGGCGGCATCCTCGCGCTCTTGTGCACTGATCAGAATATTAAACAGCGTATTAAACATACGTCTAAATGTGTCGCGCAAGACCGTCTGTTGTTTTACTTCCGAACTGGAATATCCCCCGCTCGTGCGTTTTTTCAAAGTCCTTTTATGAATCTTTTTGGCGGCCTTCTTACTTTTTTTATTTTTTCGCGTGGTCTTTTTGTTCATACTATCGGTTATACTATACGGTGATAAAACATTTTCTATTGAGGACTCTAAACCATTTGTCGCGGCGAGCGGATTATGCTGATACTAACAAATACAATTTGCTTACTGCGAGTATGGAGTGGCCTGCATATAAATCACCGCCACAAACATGGTAGACGATTTTTTGACTTACCTATTACCTCGTTTAGCATGTATGTGTTATCTACGCAATCATCTCCCGATTCTTGAAAAAACGGTCTCGGACACGATGTTTTGCGGATATCTATTTTGTGCATGAAAAATAAATATATTCTTATATACTATAGTAATCTTGTTTTAGATGTTCAACGGTATTTCTCCTAAGCAGACAATAACTAGCTATAAAAGCGGTGATGACGCTCTCGCCAGACGTGTATTACGAAGTTCGTGGAATCAACAATCCGCGTCCGGAACCATCAATGGTTATAACCGCGTAATCACTCCTTTCCGTGCCGTAAATAATTTAGGTGACTTTCTAAGCCGCCAAAATTACGTGTGCGGCGGACCCAATCAAGTGAATGCGAGTAAACCGGGTTGGAAAGGACACATCGGGTCGATCATCTCCAAATGCGATGCCACTGGTGTTCCAGGTGCATCGTGCAACCCCCGGTTTGTTCCCGATTCGTCCGATTATATAACCTACAAGAAACAGCGCGCAATGAACCGCAACTATAGCGACAACAAGTTTTAGACACTTGTAATGCTAACATCATCAAATAAAGTCTAGAGATATTCTATAGAAACCTTATAGAATATCTAATATGCAAAACAACGACCGAAACTCTCGCACCCCTATGGCCAAACGAGCCTTTATGCCTCTCACCGTCGAATCTGCTCGCACGGTTGCACAAGACACCGAAAAACAATGGTTTGGTTCGCGTGATGCATCTACTGTGATCGCCAAACGAAGAGCCGCGGGTATTGGCAAGACCGTCGATGCTTATAACACGTCCTCGAATACGTCAAATACGATCCACACGATCCAATCCGCTTTACGTAGAGCAAGAGGGTAATCGACCAACCGGCATACATTTTTTTCGAATTCTATTCTATATGAATAATTATTTAGTTGAATTCGTTGGAACAGCCCTTTTTGTGTATGTTATTTTAGCCACAGGTAATCCCCTCGCCATCGGCGCCACCCTTGCTCTCGTTATATTGCTCATCGGTCCTATTTCTGGTGGACATATAAATCCAGCGGTGTCCGTTGCAATGGCATCTGCCGGTAAATTACCCAGCACGGACTTGGTTCCCTACTGCGTGGCGCAAGTATTCGGTGGCCTAACGGCACTGGAACTTTACAAGCGTTATGTGTTATAATCGTCCATTTTATTGGCTAGAAACACTCGCCAATAAAACAATACTCTAGACAGTTTTCTTGATCATACGATATGCAATAAACAAGGCTACCACCGTTATTGAACCAATATACAAATTGGTAGTGAGCGGACGGGCGGTCGAAACCATCTCTTTTGATTCAGGTTCCATCACCGAGATCTCATTGCTCATTTCCTCGGGCAGGGTAGCAGTCAACGACATATATTTCGGCGTCTGCCTCGCGCAGTTGCATTTTTTCTCGCAATTGCATGGACCGCGCATTCCACATGGACGGATAAAAACATCCTCGGTCTTTTGTGCTGGGTTGGCAAAGCGTGCAAACTTGGGCGTATTTATATAAGAATCGATGTTTAGATTGGCAAACCCTTCGCGTTGTTCCTTTTTCTTATTTTCGCTAAATTGGTTTTTAACCACAACGTTGTGTTTTGAGTTATAGGCGGGTTTCGGTAAAATGTTCAAGATCGACGAAGACATGGAACTCTATACTATAGGGATACAATACTTTTACCCGGAAAAAAAGAAAACCGACCCGCTTCGGTTATCTATTCTTTCCGTTTCAGATCAAGCCACCCATTCTCGGTCGCTTGGATAACTTATTCACCTTTCGCTCGATCCGTTTCGCTGCTCGTTCGGCAAATTTCGCCTCTCGGTGAGTCGCTTTGATTGCCTCCCGTTCAGCCAATCGGGCCTCTTTGGCAGCCTCGCGTTTTTTTATTTTTGCCATTTTAATCGCCATTTGTTTTGCCAAGCGGGATTGGAATATTTCCTCCCGTTTCATTTTGTCTAATTCGATACCGATAATATATTGATCCACCGCATTCGTTAGTCGAACACATCGCGCTTGACACATTTCTTTATATGGATGCCGGGTGTATACAGATACCCCGATGATAAAATCAAACACCATTTTGCGCATTTTATGATCGAACTCTGTATGATGAGTTTGCAGTGTGCATAATAAGCGAACATTTGCTAGAATATGAGCAACCATGATTTGTTGCCGCTGCCGAATAACTACCGGATCCGAACGATATCGTGTTAAAACATAAGAGACCGATTCAAAGGGTGTTCGAAAACGATGAAATAAGCTCATTATCGGATTATCCATATAAGTGGTCGTATCCTTGATCGTATACATTGATTTGGGAAGTAGATTAAAAGCAGTTTGATACGTATTGGAAATATATATTCGATCATAGTCATCCGACAAGACAGGATTTGCCGGACAATACATTTTATTGAGTATGCCATTTGAATATACGTGCCATAACTGATCGATCGTTAAGACCGATAATTGATCTTCCAACGTCGTTTTCGGAATTGGATCGGACTCGGCCACTATTTTGGGCGCGAATACATGCAACTTGGTTCGTAGTCGGATATATTCTTGTATCGGGACACTGTTGGATACCGAGCAGAGATTTTCTAACCGCACATCTATAGGCAAACTATAATAAATAAGGCGATTTAATTCTGGTGGAAGAACCCGCTTCAATGGAGATAACACTTCCATGATTATGATTGATACCGTTTATGTTATCAATCATAAATCCTTCCTCGGATCAATTTTTCGAATGTTTATCTAGAATTCCGCCTTGAACTCAAACACGTCTGCATCCACCGTTTTATTTGCGAGCGCATATTCCGAATTGGTTCGCTCGAAAAAATTCACCTTGGATTCAATACTGATTAATTCCATAAAGTCGAACGGATTTTGAGAATGGTATATTTTATCATACCCGAGTTGCAAGATTAACCGGTCTGCTACAAACTCGATATACTGTATCATTAGTTTTGAGTTCATCCCGATCATTCTGCACGGAATCGCCACCGTGATGAATTCCGTTTCAATTTCAACCGCCTCGCGAATAATTTCATAGATACGACTCTTCGACAACTTCTTTTGTAGTTTAGAATATAACAATACAGCGAATTCCGTATGCAATGCTTCATCGCGCGAAATTAACTCGTTTGAAAAGGTGAGTCCGGGCATCAATCCGCGTTTCTTGATCCAATAAATCGATGCAAATGAAGCAGAGAAAAAGATGCCCTCGATCGCGGCAAAGGCCACCAACCTCGTTGCATAATCGCTTTGTGTGTCGCCCAACCACTTCTTCGCCCAATTCGCTTTTTTCGCGATACATGGATAGTTTTTCGTCGCTTGAAACAGAGTCGTCTTTTCATAACTGTCCTGAATATACGTGTCAATGAGCAAACTATACATTTCCGAGTGTATGTTTTCCATGGCAATTTGAAAACCATAAAACGCGCGAGCTTCCGATACTTGCACGTCCCCCATGAAACGAACGGCCAAATTTTCCAATACTAACCCATCTGACGCAGCAAAAAAAGCCAAGACCATTTTAATAAAATTTTGTTCGTCTGGACTGAGGCGTTTCCAATCATTCAGATCTTTGGACAAATCCACCTCTTCTGCGCGCCAAAAACAATCTACCTGCCGCTTATACATTTCCCACACGTCGTTATATTTGATCGGAAACATAACAAAGCGGTTATCGTCAGGAATAAGTAGAGGTTCGGTTGTTATAGTATCTGCCATTTGTGATTCCTAAATAATATAACTCTTAGATTTTATACCCTTTAACATTTAAAATGGAACAAAATTCCATAATAAAGAGGTTCAAGGTTGGGTCTTTTCATACCCGCGTAAAGTTTGTTTATAGGCACTCGGTAAAGCACCTTGATTACTTTCTCTACATAAATAACTTGGTCTTT